GGTTGCCGCACTCATTTTTTTCGCCAGTGGACAATTGAACAACATATTGAAGTGAGTTCAGGACAACACCAGTGAAGCCCAAGATAGAACCAATCAGGTGGACAGTCAACCAAGTTGTTCTGGAATTTGGTGTCACAGGCAATAAATTCACCAGTGGCTGTCGTGCTTGTGGGATTGAAGCTGGGAAGGATGGCAAGTATTCAACCAGAGAAGTCAATGAGGCCTTGAATGGCTCTAATGGCCTTGAGAAGAAAGCAAAAGAAGCCAGATGGCAAATGCAGGTGGATGAAGCAACACATGCCAAACTCAAGCGAATGGAACAGGAGAAGAAGTTAGTTGACATAGCAAAGGTGGAGAAATGCTTTGAAGACCTTGTGGCCACCTATGTCAGCTTTGTGAGACGCTCCAAACTTTCAGAGACAGACAAGCATACAGCCATCAAACAACTGAATGAAGTCAAGCTTAGCTTCTGAAAAACAGATCACAGAGGCTTATCAGCGTGCTGTCATCAGGCAGTCTGAGCCCAAGGAGCAGCTGACCGTCACAGAGTGGGCCAATCGCAATAGATGGTTCGCCCATGGCCAATCGTGGAAAAGCCAGTATGGGGATGCGCCTTATGACATCCGTGATGCTCCCTTCCAGCAGAAGCCACAGGATGACCTCACTGATCCTTCAATCTTTGTCCATGTTTGGAAGATGGCTAGCCGTATTGCCAAGACAGTCATGATGGGAAATGGTTTTGGTTTCTTCTGTGAACATGATCCTTCCACCCAGTTGTTCATGTATCCGACACAGGAAGATGCTGACCTCAGGTCTCGTGAGGAGTTTCAGCCAGTGATTGATGTGAGTCCAACATTGACCAAGCATGTTTATGAGGTTGATGGTGATGATGACACGATCAAGTTCAAGAAGTATCCTGGTGGCAGTGTGGCATTTGTTGGGAGCAATGCACCATCTAAGTTACGTGCCAGAACTGCTCGCGTGATTTGGTGTGATGAATGTAATGGCTACAGGCCTTCAGCTGGCAAAGAAGGTGATGCGGTCATGCTTGCCTTCAATCGTGCTAAGAACTATGAGAATGCCGTGCGTGTTGTTGCTAGCACAGACACAATCAAGAATCATTCAGCTATTGATGATTGGTACCAGAAGTCAGACAAGCACATGTGGTTTGTTCAATGTGTTAAGTGTGGCATGTGGCAATTCTTGACTTGGAAGCATTACCGATGGCCAGATGACGAGCGTCATTTGACAATGCTCCATTGTGAGAGTTGTGATTATGGCCACAATGACAAGGAAAGAAGAAAGATCATCCTTGCTGGTGAGTACAGGCCAACAGCATCATTCACTGGGATACGTGGTTACTGGTTGCCAGGATACTATTCGATCTTCCCAAGTCCCAAGGCATTCCGAGGGAAGATGCACGAAATGGCAGAAGAGGCTCACAATGCCAAGCACAGCCAGAATCCTTCTGAGACCTTGCGTGTCTGGGTGAACACATTCCTTTGTGAAGGTTATCAGGAAGAAACTGACATACCACCAGAGATTCAGCCTTTATTGGATAGAAGAGAGCAATACGACAGGAATAACCTGCCAAAGGGAGTTAAGGTCTTGACAGCTGGAACAGACTTTCAGGCAGATCGAATTGAGGTTGTCTTTTGGGGACATGGTGATTTAGAAGAGAAATGGCGTGTTGAAAAGCAAATTCTGTGGGGAGACCCAAGGCATCCTGAGATTTATGGCCGTCTTGAGTCACTTCTTCTGTTGCCATTCAAGAGACAGGATGGTGCCAAGCTTAAATTAAGGGCAGCTGGTTTTGACACAGGGTATGCTGCCTGCATTAAGCAGCTATACACTTGGTTGCGTCCAAGACAGCGATTCAACTGGTATGCCTTCAAGGGAGCATCAAGGATAGAGGCTGATCTTGTGGGCATGGCAACAAAGTCACGGGTGACAATGGTCAGATTGCTGTTGGTTGGCTCTCACCGTATTAAAGGATTGATCTATAACAGAGCTAACATCACCAGTCCTGGTTCTAGTTATATCCATTTCCCAGTATCCATGACAGAGGCTGACTTCCTGCAATTGTTTGCCGAGGAAAGCACGACAGTCATTAAGGCTGGAGCAGAATATAAAGAATTTTGTTTGCCTTCTGTTGGAAACCGTCGGAATGAAGAGTTGGATTGTGCTGTCTTGGCTCATGCAGCCTTGTATGCACGTGGAGTGACAAATTTTGAATATGAAGAGAAACAAAACCTTAAGACCATTGCTGAAGATAATGGTCAGGTTAAGCCATCTCAAAGGTCACGGGTGCGCAGAGTGTCCAGTCTTATACGATCTGTCACAGCCAGTCCATGGTAAAGGAGAAACACTATGAAGATCGGAACATCTGGAGATGTCATCAATGTTGATGTGCTTGTGGCAGGAGATGCCTTGTCATTTTCATTTAATCTCAGCACATATCCAGCCTCGTTGTGGTCACTGGAGTTTGCTTTGTCATTGAATGGAAGCAAGACATTATCAAAAGCTGGCACAGCCACAGGAGACACTCACAATGTGGCATTGCTTTCTGCTGATACACTTAATTTGAAGTGTGGCAAGTGTCAGGTTTGGTTGATCTTCACAAAGATTGCCGACACAACACAACGATTCACCTTGGATGCTGGATTATTGTCTGTGTTGCCAAATCCTCTTGGAATATTGCCAGCAACTGACAATGCCTTGGCCTTGGCAGCAATTAAGAGAACCATCCAACAGGTCATTTCTCAACCAGAATCAACAGCCAGTTACAATGGCCAGTCATATTCCATGCACAATATTAAAGACCTGTATGATATTCGTAACAATTTGCAGGCAGCTGTGGATGCTGAATTAAGGGAGATAGGAATATCATCCAAGACAGGCCACAAGACAATTCGCACTCGTTTTGTCTGAATAAGGAGATAAAAATGGCAAACCGAACACAACAAAGGATCAGGCAAATTTGGGGTAGGAGTGGTCACAGGAAGATGAGGGCAGCAACTCAGCAGGGTGGAGAGACTACATCCTGGTCTGAAGGTGTTCCTGTTTATCCTGCCAGCAGTGTAACTGATCTCACAGCAGACTTCTTGGGTGATTGGCGTGCGGCAGATAGCTGGATGCGATTTGATATGTGGCGTGTTCGCAACCGATCACGACAGGTTGAGCGTGGTAATCCTTGGTGTATTGCCTTTAAGAGGAATATGCTCAACAACATTCTGGGATTTAAAGGTTTCCATTGGAATCCCAGCATTCTCACAGGTGAGCAGTTTGGAGATACAACCAACCAAGAACCAGATGATAGGGCCATTGCTTTGGTCAAGGCTGCGGTGACAGAGTTTGGTAAGAAGGAGAATTTCACAACCAGAAAGCGTTTGTCACGAAGGATGTTTGAGAGGATGTTGTTGTCAAGGTTGATGTTTGATGGTGAAATCATCATTCGCAAGATGCGAGGCTTTCCTGACAATGATTACAAATTTGCATGGCAAATGGTCAATCCAGATTATCTTGATCACAACCTGAACAAGACCATGGACAATGGCAACATTGTCAAGATGGGCATTGAGTTTGAAGGTTCATGGAAGTATCCTGTGGCTTATCACATCTTGAAAAGACGGCCAAATGACAATTTTTATAATTACATGCAATATGATCAGGACAGGTACATCAGGGTGCCAGCAGATGAGATCATTCATGTCATGATTCAGACTGAGGATGATGAACAAACACGTGGCTGGCCTTGGATATTTGCTGCTATTGTTACTTTGTTTCGTCTTGGACGTTATGAAGAGGCAGCACTTGTGAATGCTGCCATTGGTGCTTCACGTGGTGTTTATTTTGAAAAGAAGTTGCCAGAAGGATTCATGGGTGATCCAAAGGAGATGTTTGATGATGATCCAGCATCATTGACAATTGATCTTCCACAGGGAAGTGCCTTGGAATTGCCATGGCAGGTGGAAGCCAAGACTGTGGACATGCGTTATCCTGATGGAGAATATAAAGACTTCCACAATTCAATGTTGTTGACATCTGGAGCAGCCTTTGGAACAAGCTATGCCACAACTACAGGAGACCTTTCACAGGCTAACTTTGTGTCTTCTAGGCTTGGACAGATTGAAGAACAGGAACATTATAAGAGCATTCAGCAGTTTTTGATTGATGAAGTCAAAACACCAATGCATGAAGAAGAAGTGTGGCGTTTGCTTATGAATCGGAATATTCTTTTGCCAATTGCCAAGTATGACAAGTTTAAGGCAGTAGAATTTGCTGGTCGCAGGTGGAAATTTGTCCAGCCTGTTGATGATATGAGGGCAAGGGAGTTGCAAATGAACAACCTTGTGACTGCTGTTTCAGATGTCATAGCTGAAACTTCTCAAGAAGACACTGAGACTGTGTTTAAAAGGATTGCCAAGGACAATGAGCTGATGAAGAAGTATGGGTTGGTACGTGTGACAACTCCTGCTGGTGGAGCAGTTTCCACTGATGCAGAGGATGAGGTCAACCAGCCACCACCTGCTCCTGTCGTGATGCCTGGCGAAAAAAAGGGCAAAAAATCGGTTGACTAGTTACACAGGAACAGGGACAAATGTTTTTTAGACAACCTCAAACTAAACCAAAATCACCCTTGATGGTAAGGCTGATGTGGTTTTGCAGAAAGGCAAAGCATGAGCAGAAGAAACAGGATAAAGATCGAATCTCCAAAGGGAGTTCAGAGTCATCGTCCATGGTATCAGATTCACAACAAAGCCACTGGAGATAAGGAAACACGCATTGACATCCTTGAGAACATTGGCTTCTGGGGTGTGACTGCTAAAAATTTCCGAGATGACATTGGCCGTCTTGGCAAGGATGAAGCACTTCACATCCATATCAACTCGGATGGTGGTGAGGTCATTGAAGGCAATGAAATCTTCAACATACTGATGGAACATGATGGCCCAATTCGTGTTTCTATTGGTGCTATGGCTGCCAGTATTGCTTCTGTTATAGCTATGGCTGGGGATGAGATCAGCATTGCCAAGAATGGTTTTCTAATGATTCATAATCCATTCACAATTGTGATGGGTGATTCTGAAGAGTGTCGTAAGGCAGCAGACACAATGGACAAGATGAAAAATGGCATTATCCAAGCCTATAAGAGGCATTGTGATCTGAGCGAGAAGGAAATTTCTGATCTTATGGATGATGAAACATACATGGATGCTGAAGAGGCTGTGGAAAATGGCTTTGCTGGTAAGGTGGATGACTTTGAATCAGATGAAGGAATGGAGAACATGAATCTGAGTAGGTTTATGAACTCAGCACAATTTTTGAAGAGACCTGAGGTGGCACAACTCCTGTCCAAAGGTGGAAACCAAAGGCAGGAACAGGCTGGAAAGCCAGAACCAGCTGCTGAGGGTGCACAGAACAGCAGAGAAACAAGTAGAAAGACCATAGGAGTGGTCATTAGAAACGAAATGAAACCAGAAACACAAAATGCTCCTGCTGCTCCTGCAGACCCAGAAGCAGTGGAGAAACAAGCAAAAGCTATGGCTGACAAGCTGTATGCTGAGCGATTGAAATCAGATCAGGAGATTGATGACATTGTCATCGCTGTCCGTGGTCGTGACAAGAAAGACTTTGGCGATTTAGCTGCCAAGTTCAAACGTGATCAGAAAACACCTGATGAGTTTGCACGTGCCATTGCTACCTCAGATGACTTTAAGGAATTTGAGGTCATAGGTGCTGGCATTGAGGTCATTGAGCCTCTTGACAACCTCAAGGGTAGTCCTGGCTTCTGCTTTGTAACCTCAGAGGCTTACAAGGCACTAGCAGAGAACATCCGCAATCGTGGCAGAGGCTCATCGCCCAAGAATCTTCTTGAGCGTGTTGACTTGCCCATCACAGTGCGAGATTACATGAATGGTGCGGTGCGCCAAGCCATGAATGTCGCAGGTGAACCAACATCGGCAGGTCTCACAAGCATTGAGAAATTTCCTGGCATGATCCAGTTGGGTGTTCGGCCATTGATGGTGAAAGACCTTATTGCCCCTGGTGCTACAACCAACACTACAATCAGGTACATTCGTGAAGTCTCCTTTACGAATTATGCTACGACTGTGGCTGAGGGTGCTGCGAAACCTGAGGCATTGTTTGAGTATGCTGAGGTTGATGCGCCTGTGCGCAAAATTGCAGCGTATACAAAGGTGACAGATGAATTGTTTGCTGATTATCTTGCTGTGGCAAGTTACATCAATCAACGTTTGCCATACATGGTTGAGCGAACAGAAGAGGATCAGATTTTGAATGGTGATGGAATTGCTCCAAATCTTACAGGCATCCTTCAGACAGCTGGGATTCAAACCCAAGCCAAGGGTGCTGACTCAGCAGCGGATGCGATTTACAAAGCCATGACCAAGATTCGATTCACTGGCTTCTTTGAGCCTGATGGCATTGTGATTCACCCAAATGACTTCCAAGATATTAGGTTGTTGAAAGATGGCAACAACCAGTATTATGGTGGTGGGCCATTCACAGGTGCGTATGGCAATTCTCCATTGGTTCAGTTTGACAGTCTTTGGGGTAAGCCATGTGCGATCACACCAGCGATCACTGAAGGCACTGCTCTTGTTGGTGCATTTAGACTGGGAGCACAATACTTCCAGCGTCAAGGTCTCACGATTGAGATGACCAATTCCGATCAGGATGACTTCATCAAGAATCGTATGACCATTCGCTGTGAAGAGCGTTTGGCATTGGCTGTGTACAGGGCACTTGCTTTCTGCACCGTTACTGGAATCTAATAAGGAGTTTAATGGCTGGAGTTAAACAAAGACATTCTGAGTTGCTCCAGCCATTTCAACTGAAAGGAAATATGAAAAAGACAATTCTAACTTTTGCAATGTCAGTTGTTTGTTTGCTTGTTTGCTTTGCGCAATCAGGAGAAAGATTGCCATCATTCAAGAACATGTATTCAACTGCCACAACTCCGAGTGCTGGTACAAACTGTATCCAGACGCTCACATTTGGAGCAACGATTACAGGTGGAACATTCAAGCTTGCCTTTGATGGCAGGACAACAGCAGCAATTACTTGGGTTGGCACCAATGCCACTCTTGTTTCAAATATTGATGCTGCTCTTGAGGCATTGAGCACAGTTGGAACAGGTGGAGTTACAACCACAGCTGGAACGATTGTGAATGGTGCAGGTGGCACTGTCACAGTGACACATACTGGAGATAGAGCTAAGCAGGTTGTTCCAGCTATGACAGTTGCCAACAACTCAATGACTGGTGCTGATCATGCTTTGGCCAATGCCATTACCACACCAGGAGTTGAGGCTGATGGACGAATAGTACCAAAAGGCTCATTATGTGTGGCCTTGGACACAGGAGTGTGGTATGCTAACACAGGCACACCACCTAATCCAACGTGGGTTAAGGTTTCAAGTCAGTAAAGAAAAGGATAATGACATATGAAAGTTTGCAAAAAGAAATGTTGGATGACTGAAGATCGTAAGTCACTGGTAGCAGATGGTGAAGATGGGGCTGCCTTTCTTGCTGGCATCCCAGGTCAGGAAGTTGCTGACGTTTACGTCAAGCATTTTGAGAATGGTTCTGACTTTTTTGAGGATGTCAAAAGACATGTAGAACCAGCACAGAACATCCCAGTGTCTCATCATGAATCTGTTGAACCTGGGGCAACAAATAAAAGAGGCAAAGCTGGGTTAAAAGAGAAGGTCACAGACAAGTCATCAAAAGAAGCAGCTAAGCAATTAAAACAGGATGAAGCAACTGAACAAAAGTTTCTCAGTAAACAGAAGTAATGAGTAGCCATGCCGAGTATCCTTGAATCTGTTTTCAGGAACACCTGTAAGTCCAAGAGAAGGGTGACAGGTGATTCTGAGGTTGACAAGGTGACAATCAATGGAATAGATTATGAGGATGCTCTGGTGGAAATTCTTACCTCTGCAGACATGTTTGTGGCAGGTGGCAAGGCTGAACAAGGTGGTTTTAGATGTCATGTTCCGATAGTGGACTTTGCAACACCACCAAAGGATTTTGACACTGTGGTCTGTCGTGGTATGAGTCTAAAAATTTTGTCCATTGAAGATGTCAATGGAATCCTTTATGCGATAACATGTGGTGATCCAGTCTCCGAAACATGACACCTTTAGAAGAGACAGTTGAAAATTACTTCATCGAGTTGCTTGGACTCAATCCTGATTTGACAGGTGTTCCAATCAATCACTTTGAATCAAATGATGTGGCAGTTGAACCTGCTGCTGTGGTTCAAGCCATTCAGAAAGGTCATAGGTTGGATGGCCCACGAGGATTTGATGTTGAGACAACATTTCTGTATCGATCAACAACAGCAACTCCAGAAGAAACAAGCAAGGTCTCAGGAGCAATTCGCAAATCCATTTATGATGCACATCCTGGGATGACATCGACAGAATCAGCATTTGGTTACTTTTTAATCTTGGATGAAGAAATGAATGCAGATCGGACAATGGCCAAGGATTTGAAGAAACGTCTTGTGACTGTTTCTTTGATTGCGCGGATTGAGGATGAGTGAGTGAAATTTTGTTTGACTAATGAAAGAATGAAGGAGAATATGAAAGTGATGAAAACATTTCTGGTAGGCTTGATCAAATCGTTCTTGGGCATTGGCTTTCTTCCAAAGGCCAGAATCTCAGGTGCCATCTTAATTGTCGGTGGTGCTCCTTGGAGCAATGCCCAGCGTGGTGTTGAGTCTAATGAGACTGGAATAAACATCTCACGTTTCTCCTGTCGTTATTATTTGGAAGTGAATGAGAAACTTCCAAGCAATGTTGGGCAGACAATAGCTAGAGCACAGGCAGACAAATTCTCAAGGGACATTAAGCTGGCAGGTGAAGTCCTTGTAGGTGGTGGTGGAGTGATGGCTTTCACAATGGCAACAGCTTGTACCTTGGTCAATGATGTAACTGTGTTCTCTCCAACAGCTGGAACAATCCTTCTTGATGAGGTTACAGAGGCACAGGAGCGTGCTGGTTGGCGGAATATTGACATGTCATTGTCCAGTGATCCTGAGTGCACCGTCTAATTTCTGATCTGAATATGGAAGCGGTAAATCCATTGAAGACAACTGAACAAACCGCAAAGGAGTATCATGAAAGAACAAATCAGTTCGGCGCATCAGCCGTTTCATACAACTAACGCCATATTAGCATTCTGCTTGTGGCGTGCTGGTGTTCCATTCTGGACACCAGAACAACCCTGCTGGGTCATTTATAACTTGGAGATGATTCGCAAGTTTGTCAATGGTGCTGGCAAACCAATCTTTGAGGGTTGGGATTTGAAGAAGGCAATTGAGGCTGCTCACAAGAGAGGCTTACGTGGAAGAGTCATTTATATTTTTCGTCCAACAATCCGATTACAGGAATTGCTTAAGTCATTTCGTGATCAGGAGCAAGGTCTTGCAAGAGATGACATTTCTGTTGAGGCCATAATCAAGGAGATAGTGGCTCAATGGTTTGATGGCAAGATTGAGAATGATGAGGCACTGTTGCGCTTAGCCTGTGTCGATCTTAAGACACGAGTTGAGTTTATGGATTTGTGGATGAAAATGATTCCAATGATGGAAGTGCCAAATGAAGGAGAAGTGACAAGGAATAGAGAGTGGATTGAAACAAAGCATGGCCCAAGATTGGCTGATGTGTATGACCATCCTGGGTTGAGAGCAGTTTCAATAAATGCCAGTGAAGAAACATTAAAGCATCTAGGATTATGAACACAGTACAAGAACCAACAGGTTATGAACAAGACATTGATCAAGAGCCAGTAAATAAGGCATTCTTGGAGAGTGAAAATCATGAGTTTGATGGTGTCAAACTAGAGCCATATTCTCCAATGAGGATTGTGGCAGCACAGGCCATGGGTATGCATCATGGCAGGGTTGATCCAGCTGGTATGGAACAGTTTGAAAGAGTACTGGTATATCCTGGCGCCGTCAGGGATGTCTGCATTGTTTTGTGGTTATGTTCAATCAAGGATGAGCTTCAGATTGATCAGGCTGCACGTGCTCCTGTTCATGCTGCAAAATTGGCTATTGAGTGGGGCACTGCTCATGGTTTGCTTGATGACTCAACTGACAAATTTACTATTGCTTTTGGTTTGATGATGTCAATTATGAGAGAGATCAGGAAGTCACAAGGTGTGCCACAGCAAAAAAAAATTCAACAAGTCGAAGTGCAAACTTAGCTTTGCCATCAGACTGGGCATTCTATGTTGGCATGGTAAATGCTGTGACCATGCTATCAGAGCGGCACATCTTGTATCATCTTTCTTACGCCAAAGGTCTTCAGTATCAGATTGTCTGGTGGAGACTTCACTTCAATCCTCGCATTGGTTTGAATTGTGTCAAGCCAACCACACGTGAACTGAAAATAATTGTATGAGTGATTTCATCAAGTGTGATATTGACATGAGCCAGTTCACAAGGATGCTGAATGAATTGAAGGATTCAGTTCCAAGTGCCAATGAGATTGATATTATCAGGAATGAAGTTGGCAAGGTGCTTGAACGTGCTGAGCAGTTGACAACAGCAATGCAGGTTCAGAAGGTTGTTCAAAGAAGTGAACGAAGCAACTTCACAACATTTCAGGGAAAGGTGTATTATCTCAGAAACAGATACCCAGATCGGTTGTGGTCTGCTATTAAGAAGAAACGAGCAGATGACCTTAAGAAGAAACTGCGTGCCCGTGGTCTGGCAAAGAAAAGCTGGGTCATGATAGCAAACAAGCTTGGCATCAAGATCAAAGCACCACAATATGTTTTGCGAGCAGTGGCTACAACAGGGCAGGAGTATTATGGTGATGTTGATGCTAATGAGCACTATGACAATAAGAAGGTTGAAATTAGGATTGAGAATAGTCAGCCAACTATAAATGCCATTGGTGGAGCAGGAATTTTGCAACAAGCTATAGATGGTCGTGTCAAATTTTATTATCAGAATTTAACTCATGGTGTGTTTACATCTCTTGAGAGGATCATTAAGAAGTATCCTGGCATGGCAATAAAGGAGTAATATGGCCACCATTCAAGCAACATTTGGATTTGATACATCCAAGGCTAAGAGTGATTTAAATTCACTTGAGCAGCATGCTAGGTCTATAACAAATCGCATCAAGGCAGATACAAAGGGTGGATTTGCGACTGGTGCTCCACATATAAGGGATTTTTCAGAAGCTGAAAAGTCTGTTGGCAAGTTGGCCACAGCTCATGATCTTGCTGCACGTAAGACAAAGGTTAATTGGGATTCTGTCCGGTCATTAAGCCAGTCATATCAGGATTTTGCTGCGAAAACAGCTCATGCTACAAGAGCACAGGAGTATTTCAACAGTGTCATTTCTAAAAGGAGAGGCAGAGGCACAGGTGTTGCTGATGATGAGGGCATAACAAAATATTTCAAGCGTGATATTGAGAAGCGAACTGAGTTGGCATTTTCTAGGTTTGCCAGTGACATAGTTAAAGGCGACCTTGGTGGAGCATTTGAGCACATAACTGGAAGAGTAAGTCACCTTGGTCTTGCCATGGGAATTGCCATTGGGGCTGGCACTGCAGTTGTTGTTGAACTTACACGTCAAATTAGGGAAACAGCTGTAGCATATGGAGACCTTGAAGCACGACTTCAACGGCCAATAGCTGGGCTTGGGCTTGAAGGCATCAAGAAGGAGTTGGCAGCAGTTGATCAGCTTACAACTGAATATGGCAAGAAGCTAACATCATTTGGTTCAGGTTTCAGGAGACTGTTAGTTGGTTTGGGCATTGGCAAACTTCCAGAAGGTGAAAAGCTGCCAGAAGATGAGTTGCGAGCAGGATTTGCAAGGCAAAATCAATTGGATCAGGCGCGTGTTGGTGCTGAATCTGAGTTACTGGATATAAAAGAAAGGGCACAAAGCATCTCAGAAGAAGATGCTGCAATAGCCAAGACAGAATTGGATGCAAAGGAAAAGTCAAATGAAATTGATCAAGAAACATTAGACAGAAAAGAGAAGATACATAAAATTCTCCGAGATGATGAGGCTTTGAAACAGCAACTTGGTAGCTTGGCTGGATTGCTGCCAGGAGTCAAGCAAGCATATGAAGAAGAACTGCAGTTGATTGGTCAGACAGACGAAGCAAGAAAGCAATCAGTTGAAAGAGAAAAGGCATTGGATCAGGAAAGGATCAGGAACAAGGCCAATGTAGCTGCTGCATTGAGAGCAATTCAACGTGCACAAGCAGATGATGCTATTCGTGGGCAAAGTCCAGAAGAGGCAAAGAGAAGACAACAAGCTGACAGACTTGGAGAGATAAGTGATCGATTGGAAAATCAACGGATGCCACGTGAAGAAAGGGAACAGTTGCTTGGTGAACGGGCAGGCACACGAGCAGGCATGCTTGAAGAAGCAACCAAGAACATGTTAAATCCACGTGGATTGTGGCAAGATTTGAATAGAGGGATTTTGGCCAGACAGCAACGTAGAGCATTGATGAATGACTTAAAACAAAGGTTCAAAGAGGATCAGTGGGGCACAGGTTCTCAATTTGCACGTAGAGACTTCAACCAAGAGGGTAAAGAAAATACAGAAGCCATTAACAGCGACTTGCGCGAAGCAAATGAAAGAATGCGTTATCATGGCTTCAATCGTGAAGAAGCAGAGCAAATGATGCGGGATGAAGGTACATTCGAACAACCACAGACACCAGAGCCACAACAGCAGCAGCAACAACAGGCTGAACCTTTAGGACAGCTGCCAGATAAGGTGGCAAATGCTGTGGCGGCAGTGATGAGAGAATACTGGAGCAACGCATAATATGGGACTTTTATTTACTGGCAATTATGGGTTCAATCAGTCTGGTGTTCCTAAGTGGCAGGATAGCACTTGGGATTTGGATCAATTGGTTGTGCCATATCGTGGTTCAGTTGAAGAGCTAGAGGCTTTCCTGAGTGCGCATTCGATCAGTGAAGCATCATCAGTTGATTCAAATATGTTTCTGATTCAGAAGCCAACTGATGAACATAAACAATTTCCAACTGTATCATTGACATATCAGGGTAAACGTGGTGGTGTGTTGCCACCAACAAGGCATGAAACAGATCGTGATAGGCTTAGTGCTAATTCAAAACGTTCATCAGGAAATATAATCCTAGCACAGCCTTTGATTCTTGAATATTATGCTCCAACTAGTATCATTACTTATTATTCATTTGGTGGAGAAGGAACTACAGAAGCAGATGATCCAACTGGTGATCCTGAATTCATATCTTTAACTTGCGGAGACACATCATTTGTGGTTAGTGGAGTAATTGCCGATACTGTGGCTGGATTTTTTGAAACACAAATTGTAAAGTCATTTCGATCAGTTGAAGTTGTGCCAGCTAAATATTGGCAGAACACTTCAAAGAAAACAAAAGTGTATAATCAGTTTTTGTTTGAAGTGCCAAGTGGGCCACAGATTTCATTATATAGTCCTGGTGTTGGATATCTTGTTGGGGACAATATAACAATTACTGCTCCTGGTGGCAATGGAATTGCTCATATACATGTGACAGCTGTCATTGTGCTTTGGGGTGATCCAACCACTGAGGCAGGGATCAATCAATGGACGGTTACTGATAATAATATAAGTGGTAGTTGGACTGGACTTGCAGGGGCAGGTGGCAGTGGAACAGGAGCAGCTTTTAACATTTGGCAGATTCCATAATATGGCTGATCAATCACAACAAGATGTTCCACCTTGTCCGCCAAAGCTTAAGGCATTTCTCAAGAGATTGTCGGATAAAGTAAAGTCTCCTGAATTAACAGCTGGAAATGGCATCGCTATTCAGAATGACAAAGGAAAGCCACCTGTCATTTCTGTGACTGGAGTTCTTGCAGAGTTGCCTGCTCCACCTGCACAGGGCACTTGGGTGCTTGGTGCTTCAAATGGTGCATTTATCTGGTTGCCTGTGACATCTTGCTAAGATGCCAATTTACACAAAGGGTGGGTCTGTCCTAGCCGCTGGAAGGGGAGTAGCAGGAAGTCCAAATTGCTGCTGTGGTGGAGATTGTGTGTGCACTGGGGCATTTGAAACTTGGCAAGCGTTTTTTAATTCTTCAGATGGCAAATGGTATAGCAAGAAAATAGAGAATGGATGTACATTTTCTTCAACATATGAAAATGAAGTCCCAGAAGGAACAAGGTTTAATGCAAACACTACAACCATCACAGTGTGCAGCACATTTCATGGTGGCCCTGTGCAATGCTCGTTTGTGGTCAATCCTTCAACATGCCTAAAGGAGTTTGTAGAAGGTTCATGTTCTGGTGAAATACTTAATGTTTTCAATCAATGCTTCATGGGATGTGAAGATAATGATCCAGAAGGTTTCTGCAGTGTTTATTGTTTTGATGGGCCAGGAGTTGCTGCTGGTTTGATAACAACTACTGCTCTTTCTGATCCTTGCACATTGCCAGCTGGGGCTTTTCTTCCACCACCATGACAGGAAAACTGTACATCCCAGACTTGCGTGAAGCAGCCATAAATCGTCCTGCTGGATATTTAGATGAAGTGCTTGTGGCAGGGCGCATTGAAAATGAAATTGTTTTGCACATCGACATGGACGTTTACCATGCACTTGTTCACAAGTATTCACCAAAGCAGTTGCCATCAATCTCTGGTGAACCAATGTTTGGGCCAGGCACTGAGTTGAAGAAACTTATTGCCAAACTTGGATTGAAACCTGCGTCCAATTGCAAATGTAATGCGCGGATGTTAAAGATGAATGTAGAAGGCATTGAATGGTGTGAGCAGAATATTGACACTATTGTTGGCTGGCTGAAAGAAGAAGCAGAACGTGCTCAGCTTTCATTTAGTGCTATTGCAGCAAAATTGATAATCAAGCATGCCATTCGTAATGCTAGCAGGAAAAGTGGTAGGTAAATTTGTTTGCCTTCTCATAGGACAAAGGAGAAGATTCAAACATGAGTGCTGAATTAAACTTCCAAACTAATCTAACGTATCGAAAAAATAATGCTGTTATAACTCGCCAAGTTTCCTCAGTTGGAGATGCGGCTGGCAATGCAGCAATCCAGAACATAGTGTCAGTTGGAACAGCTGATGAAACACTTGACAAGGCTGATATAACGAATATTGGCACTTGTTACTTCAAGAATCTGGATGCAGTCAATTATATTGACATTGGGCCAGATGGCACAGTGTATCCAATCCGATTGAAGGCAGGGTGTGACGCACGATTGCCATGGAATGGAACAGCTGTTCATGCCAAGGCCAATACTGCTGCTTGTCTTCTTGATTACGTCTTGATAGAAGCATAGGTCTGTGATCAAGCCAGCCAGAGTCAATCTTGGTATAAGGCCTGGTGCTACATTTGTGGAGCAGGTCTTGCTTGCCTTGGATGCAGAAGGAGTACCAGTTGATTTGACTGGGTGCATTCCTTTTGCTCAGGTCAGGGATGATCCAAATGCCTCTGTGGTATTGGACTTGAATCCAAGTTTGATAGTTCCAGTGACACTTGCTGGCATTGTTATAGTTGATGTGGCTTCAAATTTATTCACCCTTGTGGCACATGGATTGAAGGCTGGGATGTGTGTTCAATTTGAGAGCACTGTCACATTGCCATCTCCTTTATTGGAATCTCAATTTTATGTTGTCATGGGAGAAAATTTGACTGTTGATTCTTGGCAGGTCATGCTTCTTTCAGATGCTCTGAGCAGGAACATAATTGCTGTGGATTTGACAGCAGCTGGTTCAGGAGATTTGAGTGTGAAGATTGCAAAGGGGCAAATCCTGATTCCAGAGATTACAGATGAAGTCACAGAAGGTTATTCAGAGCATCCAGACGCAGGTTGGGATTTGATGATTGAAGATTCTACAGGCAGAAGGTTAGCTCCATTTGTCACTGGTAGTTTTCCAATATCAAGAGGCTTCACTGATCCTGCATTTGTATGAATCCTGTTGCTCAAATCCTGCTCACATCACGTGAGAATGATGTTAGAATCGGATTGGTTCAGGCTCGTGTCGCCATTGCTGCTTTTTTATTCACAGCAATTGGAGCAGCTGGATCAATTGGAACAGCTTCAATTGTTTTTGAAATTCCATCTGGTGCCATAAATGGTTCAAATATCACATTCACAACTGTTCACAATTTCGTTGATGTGTCAGTGTTTTTGAATGGTTTGCGCATGGTTTCTGGCACTGATTATATAGTGACAGGTGTGAATAGTTTCAACATGGTAGATGCTCCACTTGTTGGAGATAACATTGCGGTAATGTACACAAGGTAAAAATATGAGCGCAACAAAAATCAGGGGCAATACCCAAATTCTGGCAGATACAATCACCAATACTGAGATCAACAGTGCTGCAGCCATTGCCACATCCAAGCTGGCAGATGGTGCTGAGTTTCTGAAAAGAAATGGCACAGTAGCATTGACTGGTGATCTTAATGCCAATGGGGTGGCTAAGATAATTGGTCTAGTTGATCCTACGAATCCGCAGGATGCTGCGACAAGAGCGTGGGTTCTAGCTCAACTTGCCGGTGGAGTGACACCGCACGCAGGAACTGTGCGTGCAGCAACCTCAGCAGCTGGTACTTTGGCCACTAGTTTTGAGAATGGTGATGTGATAGATGGAATCACCTTGGCCACAGGTGATCGAATCCTGATCAAGAATCAGGCTGCGGCTGCTGAGAATGGCATTTATACTGTCAATGCTAGTGGTGCCCCAACAAGAGCCACTGACATGGATATCTGGACTGAAGTGCCAGGTTTCATTGTTTCAGTTCAAGTTGGAACAGTCAATTCTGACACATTGTGGTTGTCCACTGCTGATCTTGGTGGCACTCTTGATACAACTGCAATAACATTCATCCAACTTCCTGGCCCATCAGATGTCATTGCTGGTGCTGGATTAACTAGGACTGGTCAGTCAATTGATGTTGTTGCAGGTGATGGATCAATTGTCGCTAATGCTAATGAGATTCATGTTGGTGTAAGTGGAACAGGAGCAATAGCTGGATCAGGTGCTTTGTCTATTAACACTGATGATGTCACAATTGAGAAAAATACAAATGCCCTGCGAGTGAAGCCAGGTGGCATTGGAGAGACACAACTTGGTGCAGGAGTTTATCAGAAGGTCGCAAACATCATCATTCGTGAGACACCAAGTGGATCAATCAATGGAAGCAATGTTACATTCACTTTGGCCAACACTCCTTTGGCTGGTTCAGAGCAAGTGTTCCTGAATGGAATACTTCAAGAGCCAGGGGCAGGAAATGATTACACAATTTCTACCAACACAATAACATACCTCACTGCTCCAGCAACAGGTGACAGGCTGCGAGTGTCTTATTTGAAGTAATATGAGGCGAATTTTTCTAACATTGTTGTTGACATCTGGGCTGGCTTTTGGTCAGGCCACCAAGATTAGGGAAGGTGCACAGACTTCAGGAGCATTGCCAACTGCTCAGGGTGGAGCACCAGCTGGTGGTTCAGCTGGTTCACCATTGATTAAAAATACAGGTTCAGATTATGATTACTCTTGGACAACTAGCTTGCCTATATCATGGACAGCTCAACATCAGTTTATAGTCACTCAAGGTGGTTCTAATGCCACGGCTAAATTAAACACGCTTTTTTCTTCAGATTCCACTGGCACTCCTGCTGCAGGTTGGGGTGGGTATTTGTTGTTTGATGCAGAGACTACTACAACCAATGAGATGGAGAATAGCAGATTGGTGTGGATTTGGACAGATGCAACCCATGCCTCAAGAACAGCTGCGGTTGATCTTTTGCTCACTGACAATGCCATAACCCAAAATCGTGCAGCGCGATTTTTTGCCAGCAAGTCACTCTCAATAGGTGGTAGCACAACTGATCCTGGCACTGGTGTCATCAATGCTGATGTCGGATTCAAACAAGGTGGTTCAGCATTTAACTTTTCACACTTGGCTGGTGACTTTTCTCTGACACAAACACCCTCTGCAACTGCTGATAAACTGATTGGCCGTGGTAATGGTGGTGGAGCAGGTGATTGGCAGGAAATAACACTTGGCACAAATCTGTCCATGACTGGAACAACACTCAATGCCGCGGGTGGCAGTGGCAGTCCAGGTGGCACAGACAAAGACATCCAATTCAATGACGGTGGAAGCACCTTCAATGGTGAAAACAATCTTGAGTATGATAAGACTGCTAAGACAGTGACATTGGCAGCCAACCAAAACGTCCTTACTTTTTTCCTAGCTCAAAATACTGATGCTGGAACAGGAGCACAGGCAGTGTATGAGGCTAAGAATGGTACGTCACAAGCTAACTATGGAGTGACAGGCACAGGCTTGACACCTTTTGGTGACATTCTAGCTAACGAGGCGTATCTTTATACAGACTCAGCAGTTGGGTTGTTGTTAATGGCAAATAACGCCACTGGCAAAATTGTGTTTGCTCCTGGTGGGTCTGCAGAAAAGGCACGATTACATGCATCAGGTGGTCTTAGTATTGGAAACACAACTGATCCAACAGCAGGTTATGTTAATGTATTGAATGGTTATAAGATTGGAAATGCAAACATAATTGATGACACTGCATTTGGGTCAGGATGGAATGGTGTCAATACAAAGATGCCAGCAAGTGATCGTGTTTATGATTGGGGGCATATCTTTGATACGGATGATGATGGCAAGGTTAATGTTTTAGATATTGGAGCAGGCATTCCTAAAACAGATTCAGGTGGAGTGATTAGTCTTGCTACCTCAGGAGTTGATTACATGCCTGGTGGCAATGTCACAGGTCATGGTGATTCTATCTACACTATTCTTTCCACTGATCGACTTGTTTACACCAATGCCACACTGACTGCTGCACGAATATGGACTATGCCTGCTGCTAGTTCTATTCCAGCAGGTGCACAGATTACAGTTTTCGATGCACAAAAGACGACTACAGCAGCTAACTTTATTCAAGTTCAAAGAGCAGGTTCAGATACGTTTGTTTGCAATGGCAGCACAACCACAGCTACTTACATAGATGTTTCTGGGGCTGGTTGGACGTTTGTGAGTGACGGAACAAGCAAGTGGTTTGCCTCACCATTCTCATTTGGTAGTTCATCAGCAATAGGTGCGTTTGCTCGGATTTCTAATTCAGGGATAGGATGGTCAACATGGACTTTGCCTGATGCAGCACCAGCAGCGACAGGTAAGATAATGCGAGCAAGTTCAACAAGTTCAGTTGCATTCTCAACTCCGACATGGCCTGATGCTGTTGGAACGTCTGGTAAAATTCTGCAGTCTGATGGAACAAATGTTATCATGTCCACTCCGACATGGCCAACGAACGTTACAGCTGGATACGACGTTCTGGCCAATGGAACGAATTATGTAGCATATCCTGGTGATTTATTTGGAGCATCCACTGCACAGCAGACTTGGGCTGCATCTGAAGCGTATCTGGCAGGATCAACAATAACCATTGCTGCTGGTGACTGGAAAGTTCAAGGCACGTATCATTGTTCATTTGACGTCACTAAGACAAGCACAGCTGGAACAGCTACACCAATAATCAAGGTCTACATGGGCACACTGGGAACAACCAGTGATACAGTGATTGCCACCCTGACATTTCCAGCGCAAACTGCAGTGGCAGATAATGGAACATTTGATGTGCAGGCAACATTTAGGTCTGTTGGCAGTGGAACATCAGCAGTCTTACAGGCAAGAGGCTCATTGACACATAACCTGTCCATAACAGGACTTTCAGTTGGAGTTAGTCCAATAGCTCTCAATACATCCGCTGGATTCAATTCTACAACACAAACTAAGATTGGAATCAGTGCAACATTTGGAACATCATTTGTTGGGACAACTCAACTAGTTTCTGCTTCACTCTTTCAACCATGATGTCTCAATAAGAAAGGAAATTGTGAGAATGGCAACACAAGACAATTCAATTCCAAAAGGCTCAACACCTGTTCCTGATCCAACAATTCTTACTACACAGCAGCTTTATCGGGAGATTGCTGCATCACGAGAGATTATTGAAGCTAATATTGGCAAGATCGAAACACGACTTGAGGGCATGGACAAGGCCACAGAGTTGAATAAGGCAGCAACTGATAAGATTCCAGAGTTGATTGCTGAGAAAATTTGTCAATTGCGCAAGTTGTGTGATGAAAAGTTTGAAAGCATCGCAATTCAGTTTCGTGAGCGTGACATACGCGCAGATAAGATTGCTGAGTTAGGACAAAAAGCATTGGAAGCTGCATTGTCAGCAGCCAAAGAGGCAGTTGGCAAGACTGAAATTGCATTTACAAAGCAGATTGATTCAACATCTGAACAGATTCAGGCTGAGAAACGCGCCACAGATGGGAAGTTTGAGGATGTGAAAGCACGACTGGGCACTTTAGAAGCCTCAATCAATACTCGTTCAATTGTGACAACAGAAGGCAAGCAGCAGCAAGGCTGGCTTGTGCCAATGATTGTGCTTGGATTTATTTCACTAATTGGCATTGCCATTTCTGTTTTAACATTAATCCAAATAGCTAAATGAATATAGCACCTAAAACAGCAGCAGCAGGTCTTGGTGGAAGTTTGTCACTCGTGGTGCTTTGGATGATGGGATTGATCTTGGGTCATTGGGGCATTGTCATTCCACCTGAAGTTGCTGGAGCATTTTCAACTTTAATTTCAACAGCAGCATCTTATTATGCACCACAAAGTCATCCGCCACCACCACCAGTAGATAACCAATCAATATGAACATGTTCCAAAAATGGGTAATTGAAGCAATGGTGATTCAGCATAGGCAACTCAAGCATTTAGATCACAAGCTTGATATACTTCTTCAGCATCTTGGTGCCCAGCTTCCACCAGAGTTGGTCAAGAGTGGTCATGATTTGGCAACCAAGACTAAAAATTTACAGGCTGCGCTAGATGCGCAAGCCTCGCAGGAAGAAAAACCAACAAAGAAAGAAACAGTATAATATGCCATCAGGAACAGAACAACTAGCAGTATTGACTCAGGAAGTCCAAGAGACAGAAGGAGTTGTGGACAGTGCTACCACATTCATCTTGGGCATGGCTCAGAAGATCGCAGATGCAGTCGCTGCAGCCATGGCTGACGGTCTGACAGCTGCTCAGCTACAACCATTCAGTGACCTTGGTGCTGAGCTGAAGACCAAGTCAGATGCGCTTGCGGCAGCAATCGCTGCAAATGGTGGATAAAACCAAACATAAATATCCGCTGGCAGACCGGACTGGGTGTCTGCCTTATTTTTTTATTTTGTTTTTTCCAGTTGAAACTTTAACTCCATGATATGAATCCAATAAACAAATCAATTCAAACTGTGGTCACATCTCTTGTTTGTGCTGTGGTCTTTGCCTGTCTGTGCATTCCTGCCTGTAAGCAAACTCCAGCATTCATCAATGATGCAACCATCACAGCAGCAGTTTCCATAGCAACAAGCACAGCATTGAAGATGGGTGTGAAGGATGCTGCCAAGCGAACACTGATCGCAAATTACATCGAAGGTAATTATGCTGATGCATTACGATCAATCACAGGCAATCCAACTCCTGAGAATTTTGCTCAGCAGCTGAATGCCTTCATTCCATTAAACATTCAACAGGAGTATCCTGAATTGGTCACATTTGTGAATCCAATTGCCTTGTTTGCTTATCAACAGGCTTACAATAAGTACAAGGACAATGTTGATCAGATTTCAAGATACTTGAATGATGTGGCCACAGGATTGCAGAATGGTGCTTCGCAATTCGCAACCAAGTAATTGAATATGGCTGACTGGCTAGATATAGATAAAAGGGTAAACAATGCTGTCAACATGGTGGATCAACTGGCTGATCGTCGTATCAGACAGATCAATGACATGCTTGATGAGAAGATTGAAGAGATACGGTTGTTGCTTAATGGAATCAAGGTCACAGTCAATTTAGAAGCCTCGCAGGTTGCCAAGGGTGAATCTGCCAATCAAAAAAAGTGAGAATTGTGGCAATGATTATAGCATCAATCCTTCTTTCAGGATGTGCTGAGATTCCAGCCTTGGCCACTGCTGCTGGGGCATTGTTCCCTTCGACAGGCAAGGGTGTGACTGTTCAAGTTGGGTGGTTTGACAGTCACAATTCCTGTTGCTGTGGCACAAATTGCAGAATGATAGGAGCAAAATGACTATTTCATTGTTTGGAATTTCCTTAGTGGAAACGGCAAGACTTGACCGTATCGAGTCTTCAACTGAACCAAGAAAACCTAAAACTTTGCTGCCGCCATTGCAGCCAATCCTTAACAATGACCGCTGGCAGACCGGATAAAGTCTGCTGCTTTATTTTATGACAACATTAAAACTTCTAACAACTCACCGCAGTGTTGAGAATGCTCAGTACACTTATTACGCCAACATCATTCAGGACAACACACGGATGTTGAATGGCAAGCCAAGCCTCTTTTGGTTTGGTGATGCGGACAATGATGTGGATGGTGCTCCTTATTGGCACGATGATCCTTATGGGCAGTCTGGCACAAGGTGGCATTATCAGGGCAAGCCAATCAATGGCGACATCATTCCATTCATTGTTGTCCCACCACAGGTCATCAAGATCACACCGGAGATTGTCGGTGGCTGTATCGGAACAGCAGAATACAAAGACCTAATTGTGCCTTGTGTAGTTGGTGATTCTGGGCCAACATCCAAGATTGGTGAGTTGAGTCCAGCAGCCTTGCGTGGTCTTGGTTTACCAGCACCTCACAATGGCAATGGTGGATTGGATTCTCAGGAAATTTTATATCGCATCTGGCCAGGTGTGCCAGCCAAGTTGACAATCGCTGGAGTGGATTATCAGTTTGAACTTCAAAGGAGTTGAACAGAACCATGCCTCAGAACAATAGCCTTGGTCGTGATCGAAAGTTATCAGCGCAAAGGTCTCGTGTCAAGATTTCAAATCAGTCACACGACAAACCGATTCACCGCTGTCAGCCTCGTATGGGTGCGCTCATTGATCGATGTCAGCGTGGATATACCCACAATGGCAAATGGGTGCCGATGTGAGGCTGACAGCGGTGAATCGGTTTGTCGT